GGAGGCCCGATTAACAACCCATAGGCTCATTGAAGTATGCTACAATGTGTAGGTCAACCGCATAAGCATTACTAAATGCAGTGGTTCCACTCGTGACACCAGCCACGCCATCAGCCCAGTATACTAGGAATGTGCGACCAGCAGTGGGCACCTGCCCCGTAGACGGATCATCATAACGGACTTGACGGTTAAGTTTCACGTAACGTTTTCCAGTTAGGTGTGTTGTACGAGTAGTATTCATAATACCGGTAGGGTTGACGGTAGGTTCAATTCGAACCCGCCAACGCTTGAGAATAGAGTATATGTCCTGGTTGATTGCCAGCTTGTTAACTTGTAGACCATCAAGACTAGTGCTAAAGTCGATCGCACGTGCCGGCCCACTTCCACGAAAAAAGTTTTGGTCATCGATGCAACCTGCAGCAGCTGTTGTTGGTACTGACGTGTTTGATGTGTGTGATAATATGGCAAAGTGCACGTATAGAGGTTGGGCTAGCAAACTGCCAGACCGTATACCCCAGTCCATCTTAAACCCACGAAGGTTAATCATATCACGCTGACGTAAGTTGATAGCATTGGTGGTAGTCCGGTTAATTTGAGTAAGATCGAAACTGTACAAAGTACGCGTGTTTCTATTTAGGTCCGCCTCTTGTACGACTAAGTTCCGTTTGGTGGTAGCGTAACCGACTGGCATACCGATACGCGCGCGCTTCGGAAGCGATCTCTTGTAACGGCGGCGATAACGGCCGCGACGAGCCCTACGAACGCGGTAACGCATGCGATAACGGCCACGACTAGGTGCTCCATAGTAACGTCGGCGGTAAGGGAATACCATATTCCGAGCAGTCCTGTATGTCGACCTCGCAATGTCGCGAACTCCTTGGTAAGCAAGTGAAGTAGCTAACGTACCAGCGAGTGTACGTGCTCTCATAATGAAATTGTGGCCAAAAAGTGTCAGGCTCCAGTATTACCCTGACACTTCGGTCAGTCATCCACCATGACGACCCGTGCGAAACATTGGTGTTTCACCTTGAACAACTATACTCCGGAGGAATATCAAAAGTTTGTTGATTTCCTAAGTGACGACACACACGTTATTTATGGCGTCGTCGGCAAAGAAGTGGGCGAAAGCGGAACGCCCCACCTCCAAGGATATGTCTCTCTCCGGAATCGCGTTACTCTCCGAGGCATCAAAGCTCTCACCTCCGACCGCACCCACTATGGAATCAAGAAGCGAACTCCCTATGAAGCAGCCCAGTACTGTAAGAAGGATGGAGACTTCGTCGAGTTTGGTACCGTCCCCGAGAAAACGCAAGGAAAGCGTAGCGACTGGGAACGCCTTCACTCTCACATCGAGGAACTCGAAGACGAACGACCCACCAGACGATCTCTCTTCGTGCTCTTCCCAAATCTCATGGCTCGATATGAGCATGCAGTCTGGTCGTATATTGACTCTGTATTGCCCCCGGTGTCATTTACGGATTCCGTTCCCCGAGACGGATGGCAGCGCGACCTCGCCGACTCCCTCGATAACGAGCCTGACGGAAGATCTATCGAATTCGTTGTAGATCCTATTGGAAACTCCGGTAAGACTTGGTTCTGCCAGTACTTATTGCAAACCCGGGACGACGTCCAGTATTTACGCCCCGGACGCCGCGATGATATGGCCCATGCTGTTGATACTAATAAACGTATATTTCTTATTGATGTGCCCCGTGGACAGATGGAATATCTTCAGTATTCGGTGTTGGAGATGTTGAAAGATCGCTTAATCTTCAGTCCCAAGTACTTTTCAGTCACGAAGATGATTGGTCATCCCACTCGGGTTCTAGTTTTTTGCAACGAGTATCCGAACCCCAATGCCCTATCTGTGGATCGTGTATCTGTGACGCAGTTGAACTATGCTACGGTAGCGGGTTAAACGAATAAACACATATTAATATTTAGGGGTATCAATTATAGACCGAGGCCGGTCGTCTATAATTGTAGGGGGGCGTAAAGCGCCGTCGGCGCCGCCCCCCTCCAACTAAGGCTTGCGCCGGCCGGAGTCCCAAGCACTTCACACGGGAGGTGACACATTATATTTACCAGCCCGCCGCAGGCGCCGCCGGAGGCCCGATTAACAACCCATAGGCTCATTGAAGTATGCTACAATGTGTA